GTACTCGCTGCAATATGTGGGTGCGCCGTTTGTTTGGACCGCACAGATTCTTGGCTCTAACGTGTCCATCATCGGCCCCAACGCAAGTGTCGTTGCATCTGGTCGGACTTATTGGATGGGTGTAGATAAGTTTTATGTCTACGACGGTCGGGTGCAGACGCTCAACTGCGATTTGCGCCGCTACGTTTTCTCGGACTTCAACACGCTGCAATCCCAGCAGGTTTACGCAGGTACCAACGAAGGGTTCAACGAAGTCTGGTGGTTCTATTGCTCGTCGGGTAGCACCGTCGTCAATCGCTACGTAATTTACAACTACCTAGAAAATATCTGGTACTACGGCACGATGGGGCGCACGGCGTGGTTGGACTCTGGCCTGCTGCCGTATCCGATTGCGGCCACATACAACCAAGAACTTGTGCAGCACGAAGACGGGGTGAACGCCACTGATTTGGGCAACGTAACCCCGCTTGAGGCATACATATCGTCTTCTGAGTTTGACATTGGTGACGGGCACAACTTTGGGTATATCTGGCGGGTGCTGCCAGACCTGACGTTTACTGGGTCATCTTCTAGCCCAACCCCTGCGGTTACGATGACACTGTACCCCTTGCAAAACTCTGGTTCGGGCACGGGCTACCCAGCGGCAGCAGGGGTTACCAAAGGGTCCAACTACGTCATTACGGAAGAGTTCACCGGGCAGGTTTACACCCGCGTGCGTGGACGGCAGTTGATCTTCAAGATTGCTTCGACTAATCTGGGTACAACGTGGCAGCTTGGTGCACCGCGCATCGACATTCGTCCTGATGGCCGGAGATAAATGTGGCCACTCAGATTGTTACCACGGAGTTTTCGCTTGATCGACCGGCTGCACCCAACCTGCCACTGGCCCCTCCTCAATATGACTCACGCTATCACGAGGCCTTCAACAACGTCCTGCGGTTGTACTTCAACCGCCTAGACAATTTTTTGGCAAAACTCATGGCCGACACGTCCACACTTCCAATTTCTATCGGCGGCACCAACGTAGACGCCTTTGGACGGTTGCGTGTCAGCCAACCCTATACGCTCTTTGACAGCCAAAACCGCTACGCCGCAGACAACCAGTTTGATGTAGCCACGACCGGCACGGGCACGACGACATTCCTGTCCAATGAAGCGGCAGTGAAGATGGAGGTCACGGCGGGTGGTGTCGGCTCTGTAACCCGTCAATCCTATCGCTCGTTCCCGTATCAGCCGGGTAAAGGTTTGTTGGTGCTTGCCACCTTCGTGATGGACAGCAGCATGAGCCTGAACCTCACGCAGCGGGTGGGCTACTACAACGATAGCAACGGCGTGTTCTTCCAACGCATCGACGGGACTTACTCGTTTGTCCTGCGCTCCTCAACGTCTGGCTCACCCAGCGATGCCCGGACGGTCAATCAAGATGACTGGAACGGTGACAAGTTGGACGGCACCGGGGCTTCCGGGTATACCCTAGACCCCTCCAAGGCTCAGATTCTGTGGATGGACTTTGAGTGGCTGGGCGTTGGGTCGGTGCGGTGCGGCTTCATCATCAATGGCGAGTACATCGTCTGCCACACATTTAACAACGCCAACGAGATTACTGGCGTCTACATGACCACGGCCATCCTGCCAGTGCGGTACGAAATCAAGACCGTGACCTCTGCGGTGGCGGCTTCGATGAAGGCCATTTGCTGCTCAGTTGTCTCCGAGGGTGGGTTTGAGCAGACCTCCATCGACCATGTGGCGCGACGCACCACAATCTTGGGCACCATCGGCACGACTTTCCTCCCGCTCGTCTCTATCCGGCTTGCATCTACCCGACTCGGTGCGGTTGTCCTTCCCAACCGGGTTCAAGTCTTACCCACGACCAGTCAGAACTACGAGGTGGCGCTCATCAAGAACCCCACCCTGACGGGCGCTACTTGGGCGGCTACTGTACCTTCAGACTCGAATGTCGAGTTTGATGTGGCTGCTACGGCGACCACGGGCGGCACCATTGTGCAGACGGACTATGTGACTGCTTCTGGTTCGGGCGGAGTGCAGAACACCAGTCTGCCAAACGATTACAACTTTGACCTTCAACTGGGCGCGTCAATTGCCGGGGTCAGCGATATTTATACCGTTGCCATCAGAACTGTGTCTGGGGCAACCACGGGCGACGCGGTTGGGTCGCTTTCCTTCTACGACCTAACACAATAAAATCTGTTAAAAGGAGCATGCTATGGCAGGCGGTGGTGTTGGCGAAGCAATGTTGATTGGCGCTGCCGTAGGTGGCGGTTCGGCAGCAATTACGGGTGGTGACCCGCTCAAGGGCGCGTTGCTGGGTGGTCTGACGGGTGGCGTTGGGGCTGGCGTTGCCCCCGCACTTCAGGGGCTTGCTGGTGGTGCGGCTACGCTACCTACCGCCGCTGCGGGTTCGGCGGCTGGTGCTGCCACAGGCGCAACTACGGGTGCTGCCGCTGGAACTGCCGCTGGAACTGCCGCTGGTGCAGGTAGTGCGGGTATCTCGGCGCTACCGATTGCTACCGAACAAGCCGCTGCCAACATCATGTCGCAGCAGCCGATTCTTCAGACAACGCAAAATGCGCTGGCGAGTCAAAATTTGCTCCAGTCTGGTTTGGACGTAGGTGGATTCAACCCTGCACTACAAGCCTCCCAATCCGCGCCCACCAGCTTTCAACTGGCCATGCGGAATCCCGTGGGGTATATCAAAGCCAATCCATTTCTGATGGGGTCTGCCGGTCTTGCTGGTGCCACGGGCGGTCGTCGTCCCATGGAAGAGGAAGAAGAGTACAAGGGCCCGCTGAGCCGCTTCCGCTTCAATCCAGAATCGTATCGTCCTGCGTTCTATGCTGATGGTGGTATTGCATCGTTGCCTTCTGGCTACGACCGTATGGTGGGTGAGACGCCGATGTATCAACGCATGGCCCGTGGCGGCATTTCTGATCTTGGCACCTACTCAGATGGTGGCCGCATGCTGAAAGGTCCGGGCGATGGTATGTCTGACAGCATTCCCGGCGTGATTGCCAACAAGCGCCCTGCTCGGTTGGCTGATGGCGAATTTGTGGTGCCTGCTGATGTAGTGTCCCACCTTGGCAATGGTTCCACCGATGCCGGTGCCAAGCAACTTTATGCCATGATGGACAAAGTGCGTAAAGCACGGACCGGCACCAAGAAGCAGGGGCGTCAGATTAACCCACGTAAGTACGTGCCCGCTTAGAGGAGAACATCATGGCAGGTGGTGGTTACGCTACTGGGGATATGTCGGGCGGCGCGTCTACTGCACCTGCTTCTCGGGCACCCAACCCTTTTCAGTATTCGCCTCAAGGCAATCTGACGGGCATGTATGGAACGCAAGGCGGCGTCTCTGGTTCCGACATGAACAACCTAATTCAACGCAACATGGGTAACTACGGTTACACCGTCAACGCGTTGAACCAAGCAGGTATTGGCCAACCGGACGTTGCGACCATGGCGGGCATTCAGCCCGAGGGCGTCTACACGTTCATGAACCGCCCGTCTCCCTTTGCCGGACAGTTCTACCAACCCATCTACCAGCCTCAGTACTCGTCGTACAGCGCCAGTCCGCAGGCTACGTTTGGGGTAGCTTCCTACGGCACGAACCCCATGATGCGCCAAGACATCATGACCCGTGGGATGCAGACGGTGCCCTACTACGGCTTTGGTGGTGGCAACCTCGACATGTTTGGCATCCCCTCCGTGCGCACGCCGTTCACGTACTACCCACAACAGACTGGTCTTGGCCAAAACTATTCATTTAACCAACGGCGCACCATTCAGCCGGTGAACCCCACTGACCCCCGAGTTGTGTTTGGTGGTGGCGGTACTGGCGGCGGTACTGTTGGGGGTGGTGGGGTCAACATTGGTGGCGGTGGTGGTAGTGGTGTGAATCCAATTGAATACACCCCTATTAATGACACCTTTAGTCTTGATGACTTTACGCGTGGGGCAAACCCACCCGGCGGAACTCAAATGTTCGGTGGTGGCTTTGGTGGTGGGTTTGGCGACAGCTTTGCCATGCCCTACTTCGGCCAACCAGACGTTCCAACCATAGGGCGTGCTCCCATCGTCACCCGCTCCGCACAGGTACGTGGTACCCCCAACGTCATGCGTCGTGCCGAAGGCGGCATTACTGATCTGTTGAAGAAATGAATCTCAGCGTTCGCCCCGTCGATACTACCCACGTCCAACAAGTTTGGCCGTTGGTGGAGCAGTATTTGCAAGCGGCGCTTGAGAAGGACGGAACCTGCACGGACTACAACATCCATCATGTGCAGATGTTTCTGACGACTGGGCAGTGGCTGCTACTTGTGGCGGTGGATGAAGACAATGCGGTGCACGGTGCGGCAACTGTGTCCTTCATCAACTACCCGCTGAGCCGGGTGGCGTTTATTACCGCTATTGGCGGTAAGCTGATTTCCAACGATGAAACGTTTGAGCAACTTAAAACACTGCTCAAGCAACGCGGTGCCACAAAGATTCAAGGCTTCGGACGCGAAGCAATTGTGCGCCTGTGGAAGCGGTACAACTTTGAACCGCGCAACACTTTAGTCGAGGTGACGATATGAGCGGTGGCGGCGGTCCTACACAAACAACCGTAACTCAGTCCAACGTTCCTGATTGGCTGCGCCCCCAAGTCGAGACTGTTCTCGGCGGGGCGATGAAGGAGCTTTTCCAAACGCGAGAAGTTCCCGGCGTTGATGGTGCGCCCAGCACGTATGAGATCACGGGTACCAAACCCTTTGTTCCATACAGCGCCAGCCCTCGGGACTACGTAGCGGGCTTCAGCCCCCTGCAACAGCAGGTGCAGTTCAACGCTGCCAACCTGCAAGTACCGCAACAGTTTCAACAAGGCACCGGATTTGCCCAAGCTGCGGGTATGGGTGGACTTGGTACGGCTGCGCAAGCCGCAGGTTACGGCGGTGCTGGATTTGAGTCCGGGCAGATAGGGCAGCAACTTGGTCTTGCTGCTGCGCAACAAGCTGAAGCCCGAGCACGGGCTGCTGAACAAGCCGCCGCTGGTTTTGGACAAGCGGGTTTTGCCGCAGGGCAACAAGGCCAACGGTCGGGGCTGCTGGGGCAGCAGCTTGGTATTACTGGGGGCGATGTGTATGGTCGGATGGGTGCTGGATACGGC